GCCGCGGCCAGCTCGAACTCCACTATCTGCCGGCTCTCGGATGATTTGCGCGCGATCTTATAGACCTCCCGTGGGAACTCAGCCGTTGGATCCGGTGTGCCGTAGGGGTTGGTTCCGCCGGTGAAGTTGGCGCCATCGATGTAGCGCGCCATCGTGCGGATCCTGGTCAGCGTTGCCCCTGTCAGATCGTTGCCAGCGGTGGTCGTGTTGACCGTTGCCAAGATCGTGCTGATGCTGCCGAGGATATTGCTCACCTTGATCTTCGGCCGCGGCAGGCTGCCGGTGCCGGTGTACTCAAATCCCTCAGCCTCGACCGGGAACCGCTGATAGCTGTTGCTGTTCCAGACCAGTTCACCGTTGGCGTTCATATTGCTGCCGGCGTGGAAGCGATACACCGTGTTGCTGCCATGCAGCGCAGTGACAAGCTGCAGCTCGAACAACTCGATGATGCTGCTCGGCGCGATCTTCTGTAGCTCTGAGACGGGGATCGCCATGGCTACGGCTCATACACCTCGATGAAGGTGGCAGTGATGTTGTTGAAGTTGCAGGAGCGCAGCGTGGTCTGCCACTCCCTGCAGATGTATTTGCCAGCAGTGCCGCTAGGCGGGGTCCAGTCGAAGCTCTCGACGCCAGCTCGGGCATCCAAGAAGGCCGTGATGTTATCGCGCTCGGTATCGGTGCGGTTCAGGAAGTTGAGCTGCCACTCCTTGCCATTGCGGTGCAGGCCGAAGCCGACGCGATGCTGGTAGCCATCACCTGCCTCGAAGGTGACCACCCGAGGCTTGCTGATCTCAGTGGCTTCGAAGCTGGGCGTGTAGGAGAAGGTGGCCATTAGTTGAGCAAGCCTCCTGGGCGCTTCTGAATCACGATCTCATTCTTGACGGCTTCGCTAATTGCCCGGCCGAACTCGGCGCCCTTGGCGTTATCACCTTGGACGCTGGTGCCGCTGGCGTCAACATTCACCACCACGCTCACACCACCGCCACCGTTGGTGGCCTGTACTCCAAGCCGGCCATCACGGCCGCGGCGCAATGGCATGATCGCCTCAGGTCCGGCCTCACCCATTAGGCCGATGCCCTTGGCGAAGGGGAACATCGTCGGCTTGTCGACGATGCCGCCACGGGCGAACTTCTGGATGCCGTTCTGGGCGAAGACGTTGCCCATGGCGCTCGGCTTGATATTGAAGATATCCATCACGCCACCTACCAATGGCTTGATGATGGCCTGCCGGATCGCGATGCGAGCAATGTCAGCGATGATGCTGTTGGCCAGATCTGCGAAGTTTGCTTTGCCGGTGGTGACAAAAGTGGTCAGCTGATCCTCAAGGCCTTGGAAGGTATTGACGACGGCATCCCCAACTTGAGCGCCGAAGTTGCTGATCGATTCATAGTAGGCCTTGATCTTCTCATTGAAGTTCGCGCCAAAGCTATCCTCCTGCTCCTTTTGTTTCTTGTTGGCATCATCAAGTGCAGCAGCACGATCACGAAGCAGGCGGATGTGCTCAGCTAGCGCGGGGTTCGTAGCAGCTAAGATGTCAAGCTGCAACAGGTTGATCTGAGCGTTCAGCTTCTCAACTTCAGTCAATACCTTCTTATCGTTTTGCACCTCGCGAATCTTTGCGTCATAGTCATCAAGAGATGGCAGCAGATCTTTGAGGCCTTGCGTTAGCTGCTGATTTGCTAGCTCTGTATTTGCTTTGGAAAGTTGATTGATCAATGTTTCCAGCGGCTTCACGTTCATCTCGCCGCCAGCCGCTCTGATGTCACGGAACAACTTGACGACCTGCTGCGTCAGATCATCAACGGTTCGATCGTTCTCACGAATGGCTTCAGTACGATCGGCCAGCAGTTTCTCCACTGGCGTGCCGCCAACATTGGCGAACGCCGCGTTGGCATCCTCTACCTTTCGACGCAGGCTTTCCTGCAGATCCACCAGCTGCTGCGTCAATGTATTGCGACGTTGCTGCAGTCTCTCGGCTTCGTTTGCAGCACGCTTAGCCTCCGCAGCGGCTCGCGCATCCGCCCCGCTCATGTCCAGTGCTGTCCGCCCAGTGCGGCGCCCGGTGCCTGGGGATGGGGCATCCGTGAACAACCGCTGGAATTGACCCATGTTGGCTTGGAAGCGCTTCATGAAGTCAGCGCCAAAGCGGTCGGCCTCAGCCTGCGCACCAGCAAAGTCGCCCTTGAATGCCAGCGCAGCTCGTTTTGCAAAGGAACCGATCAACCGAACAGCTTCATCGACGAGCTTGACCATGCCAAGCAGCACAGCCGCCACGCTGCGAATGCCGAGCTTGATGACATTGAACAGATCAGTCCAGTCCGTCTTGCTGTCAAACAACTCGCCGAACACTTCGATGATTGACTGCAGAGCGGGGAGCAGCGCGTCGGTCAACTCCATCCCGAAGCCTTGAGTCTTGATCCCAAACTCGGTCAGCGTGTCATTGAACAGATCAGATCGAGCGGCGAAATCATCGGAAATCTTGAACGTAAATTTCTCCATGCTTGCTGCGCCTTCATTCAGCAGCGGAATTAACTCAGCGCCTGCCTTGCCAAACAAAGCCACCGCCATCTGTGCCTTCTTTGCTCCATCAGGCATATCGGCGAACTTGTCCGCGATCTGCTTGAGCGCTTTATCGGTTGGGATCAGTTGACCGTTGGCGTCCTTAGCTGTGACGCCTAACTGCTTGAGGAGGCGCTGCATGTCGTCGTTGCCCTCCGCTGCCTTCACCAGGTTCAAGTTCAGCTTGTTGATGCCCTTGCCCAAGCTGCCCATATCAACATCGGCCAGCTTTGCGGCATTGCCGATCCCGGTCAGCGCGACAGCGGCGATGCCAGTCTTAGCTTGAAGGTTGAACAGTTCATCGCCGGCGTTGATAGATTTCTTCACAATCGCCGAGAGGCCGCCAACGATTGCACTCCCAGCGATAGCTGCACCAAAGCCAGCGACGGCACCCTTCAGACCATTAAATGACATGGCCGCGTTCTTGGCCTGCCCCTGCAATCCCTGCATGGAATTGCCAAGCCGTCGGATATTGTTTTCGCCTTGAACGTCTGCCTTGATCCGCAGCATGGCATCCATGTTCATCGCCATGGCTATGCCCCCTGTTTGTTGATCACCGACATTGCTGCGGCCTCCATCACCTGAAGATCCTCCAGCAGCGCACGCGGTTCCTCTACGTCGTACAGCTTAAACAACCAACGCACCGCTGCATAGTCCAATCCGATCACCCCGCTCATCGTGGTGCGCCATTGCGTCTGAACCCGCAGGAACATCTCGACCACTGGCCAGTTCTCCGGCCAAATTCCGAAGTCTTCATCCGGTGGTGGTGGGAGGTCTTGCAGCTCAAGACCAAAGGCCGCGGCATCGTCGGCGGTTTCGTCTACAACGCCACCGCCCGCCCAATGCTCAGCGGCCTCTGTCAGTTTTTTCGCTTTGCCCCTTTGATGCTGTCCATGTAAGCCTTCAGCACAGCGATGGCGAGGAACGGCACCTCGAGCAATTCGTCGAGTGCTTTCTGGCTGAAGGGGATCTCCTTGCCATGATCATCATTGATGCCAGACCAACCCACCAACACATCGCGGGCGATGTCGGTGATTTGATCCAGGTCGCCCAGGTCTTCGAGCTTCTGCAACTCGGCGACCATTGGACCGATTTTGCTTTGCGGCAGGCGCTTGAACTCACCATCAAAGGTCTGGCGCTCGTGGCGGCCACCATCGATCGGGAGATCAAAGGCGACCGGCCACGAGTAAGTGCCGGACTGCTTAAGTACGAAAGCCAAGATCAGGTGTAAACGAGACTGAACTCATCATTGCCCGAACTGGTCGGAACTGCAATGAATGGCATGTTCAGCATCTGCACGCCATCCTGATCTGAATAGGTCAGGTTGCCCAGGTCAGACTGGGCAGTCGTCACCGTGGCGATGTTGCCGCCGGTGGTGCCGTGCTGGAAGGTGATGCTGCCGGTGCTGCTGCCGGTGGCAATCGTGAAGAAGTCCTTTGCCGTGATGGTCGGAGCTTCGATCACGATGGTGCCGCTGGGTGCCCGGTTGGTGATCATGATCTCCTTCGAGCAGCCGACCAGCTCGCGATAGATCACGTCGTTGGCCATGCTGAAGTTGTAGCTCTGCAGGCAGCCGCTGTAGGAGAAGGCGGTGAAGTTGGTGGTGTTGCCCTGCTTGAAGATCAGCGGGGTGGCCTGGTTGGCGTAGGTCGGGGTGGGCAGCGTCTCATCGGTCGGGGCGTTGTAGATGC